ATCGTGTCTTGATATAGAAATATATTAAGGCATGGCGTATCCGCTTACGTCATTAAAAACCAAAAAACAAAATCGTAATATCCAGAGAGAATGAGGATGATTCCAAGACCCATCTATCACATCCAATTTTTTAATCTGATTATACGGTTTTATACGGTTTTAAGTAGCGGGAACAGATAAAAAACTTTTAGTTTTTTATCTCTTGAGTCTAAAAGACATTCGTCTTTTAGACTGAACTCTAAGTTCCCCTTAAAAATTGAAATAGTTTAAAACTAATTATAGTATTAAATATACAAATGTCTCTTATAATTGTTGAAAGCTCTACAAAGGCTAAAAAAATAGCAAGTCTTCTTGGCAAAGGCTACATAGTCAAAGCAAGTAATGGCCATATTAACCAATTGGCCAAAGAAAACATGGGGATTGATATGAAGAACGGAATCCATCCAACATACAGCGCAATCCCCGAAAAAATCAAGGTCATCCGCGAGTTGAAGGAGGCGATGAAATCGGCGAAGTCTGTTATATTGGCGGGAGACGCCGACCGCGAAGGAGAGGCGATATGTTGGCACATTGCGAACGAGCTCAAACTCCCCGTTGATAAAACGATGCGGATTAAGTTCCACGAAATTACGAAGGAGTCTTTATTAAACGCAATTGAGAATCCGAGTGTTATAGATATGAATTTGGTGAATGCGCAACAAGCGCGGGCCGTATTGGATAAATTGGTCGGGTTCGAGATAAGTCCAATCCTCTGGAAGCAGATACAGCCCAATTTATCGGCGGGGCGCGTTCAGACGCCTCTATTACATTTGATTATGGAGCGCGAACGCGAGATTGAGAAGTTCAAAGCGGAGACTTATTTTTACACAGTCGGAAATTTTAGCGCGGATGGAAAGAAGATGAGTGGCGCATTGGACAAGAAATTCGATAAGATTGATGATGTCCGAAAGTTCTTGCTGGATATATGCGGAGCCACTTTTTCAGTTCAGGCCGGAAAGAAGAAGGGAATCCTCATTAAGAAGCCATCACCCCCTTTTACCACTGCGTCCCTTTTACAGGATGCGATTGGTCGTTGTTATATGACGTCGAAGCAGGTAATGGAGAGCGCCCAGAAGTTGTTCGAGTCCGGAAAGATTACTTATCATAGGACAGATAGCACGAATTTGTCTAAGGAAAGCATTTTTATGATTAAGGATTACGTCATCAAGACATACACGGACAAGTATTTGAAGTTGCGCGATTATAAGACTAAGATTAAATGCGCTCAGGAGGCCCACGAGGCTATCCGCCCAATTGATATCGAGCTGGTCCAATTGGGTGACGAATTCAATCAGAATGATAAGAAGATATACAGCCTTATTTGGAAGAGGACCGTCGCCAGTCAGATGGCGGATGCTTCATTCAATACTATTACCGTTATGATTGGGAATACAAAAAGAAGTGAAATGTTTCAGTGTTATGCGGAGGAATGTATATTCGATGGTTTTCTGAAAGTGTATTCGGTATATATTGATGAGGCCACTGGCGACCTTATTCCGGAGTCGTCGTATTCCGTTTTATGTGGTGTCGAAGGTGTTGTCGCAATGGATACTATTTCGGCAGAGGAGAAAATAACATCGTCGCGCGGGCGTTATAATGAGGCGCAATTGATTAAGTTGATGCAGGACACTGGGATTGGAAGACCGAGCACGTATTCATCGATGATTCATAAGATACAGGAGCGTGGGTATGTAGTTAAGGATAGCCGGACTGGTGGGAAGATGGTTTCACATTGTTTGACGATTGATGCGAAGGGGAAGCTGAATTCATCGACGCGGGATGTCATATTACAGAAGGAGAATATGAAGCTATTTCCTACCGATACTGGTCAAATTACTGATAATTTTATGAAGGGAAATTTCACTGAGCTCGTTATTGCGGACTACACTGCTGAATTAGAGAATAAGTTGGATATGATTGCAAATGGGGAGGTTGATTGGAGGGAGGTTGTATTTAGTTTTTACAATGGATTCCATCCGAAAGTTGAGCATTTTCTGTCGATGAAGCCGACTGATGCAAAGGAGAAGAATAAGTATGTTCGAATTATTGGAAATGACGGAGATGGAAATCAGATTATTTCGAGGATTGGCCCTTATGGGGCGATTGTTCAGTCGGGTTCGAAAGAGGCTGGAAATATCCGGTATGCTTCATTAGAGGGGCGTCAGACTATTGATACTATTACGCTGGGAGAGGCGATTGAATTGTTGAAATATCCGAGGTCATTTGGGATGTATAACGGACATGATATTATATTGAAGAAGGGGAAGTTTGGGCCCTATTTGGAGTATAATGGTCAGACATATAGCTTGAAGGGTGGAGGTGTCGGATTGGATGATATTACTCGTGAGAAGGCGATTGTTTTGATTACGATGAATGAGGGATATGTTCCGAAAAAGAAGATTGCGAAGAAGTGATTCAAATAAAATCGAAATAGTATTTATGGATAATAAATTTTTATTTGGGGTGGCGACGGCCTCCCATCAAAATGAGGGGAATAATTATTTGAATAATTGGTGGGATTGGGAAATTAAGCATAAGCTGGAGAGGTCAGGTAAGGCATGTAATTCATTTATTGAGTATCGGGCGGACATTGATTTAGTTAAAGGGCTCGGATGTAATGCTTATCGGTTTTCGATTGAATGGAGCCGGATTTATTTGGATGAATATCGGATTGATAAAGAGGCGCTTGGAGTTTATAAGAAGATGGTGGCCTATTGTTTGAAGAACAATATTGAGCCGATTATTACGCTACATCATTTTACGAGGCCAAGGTGGTTTGATTCTAATTTTGGAGGACTACATAGTAAAATGTTTATACATCATTTTTCTAAATATGTGGAAACTGTATGTCAGGAATTTGGTGGGGATGTTCGTTATTGGATAACATTTAACGAGCCGATGTTGGAGTGTGTTCATGGGTATTTGAGGGGAGAGAGACCCCCCGGAAAAAAAGGTGATTTTGAAAATATGTATTATGCGATTGAGAACATAATCGATTCACATTGTAGTGCGTATGCGATTATTAAGAAATATAACCGGAGGGCGATGGTAAGTATATCGAAGAATATGGTAGATTTTGAGAAGCAGTATCATTATGATTTGATTAAGTCGAATATAGAGGACCAAATTATTGAGAATTACAATTGGTGTATATTGGATGCCTTTTATAAAGGTGTTTTAAAGTTTGGGGTGGGGATGATGGGTTTCGGTGTTAATAAGATTCGAAAAGACAGTTCTTGGAAAGGAAAGTTGGACTTTTTGGGTGTGAATCATTATAATGTTGGATATATCTCTGTTAGTTATAATGTGGAGGAGCCAGTGGATGTAATGTTGACTCTTAAAGATAGTGGGTATCACAAGAATGCGATGAAGTGGGATATAAAGCCGGAGTCAATGCGAAATGTTTTGGATGGACTAAGAGCCCGTTATGGAAAAATCAAGATGATGATAACTGAGTCGGGGAGCGCAGAAAAGAAATCACGCATTGAAGGTAATAATTGTCAGAAGGAAATAATTGACACACATATGAGGTCAGTTATTGAATATCAGAAGAAATATCATACGATTTTGGGATATATATATTGGACTTTGATGAATAACTATGAGTGGGAGTCAGGATATTCTCCTAAGTTTGGGCTACACACTATGACTTATAAGAAAGGGAAGAGAATATGCTTATTGAAAGACTCTGGAGAGCATTATAAAGAGGCTATACAGAAGGCGAAGAAGCTACTTTAATCTTGTTTTATCAATTTTTGATTCAAGTTCTTTATCATGGTTGAGCCGGTTGTTTCAAAAAGAGCAGGAACGATTCCGTGAACTATGAACACAATGGAACATCCAAGTGTTTCCAGTCCTAATAAAAGAGCGTGTTTTAAGTGTTCTACATAGCTCATCTTTTGCTCCTCTGGGTGTTTCAGAAAAATAGAACTTAATGTTGAACGAAGCATTTTATATTATCTAAATAAAATAATTTAAAATTTTCGTAATATTAAAATATTCGCGCTCTATGTTGAAAAAATTGATTTTAAATTTTTGTAATATTATATATTATAAAAATGTCGAATACGAAGAAGAAGTTAGGTCAATTCTATACTACAAATTATGAATATATCCTACAATCGATGAGTATACCAGATTATATTACGAATATAATTGAGCCATTCGCTGGAAATGGAGATTTGGTTGAATTCATCAAAAAAAATAGTTCTGATTGTAATGTGGAATGTTATGATATAGACCCGAAGAAGGATTATATAACGAAGCGCGATACGTTGAAGAATCCCCCGAATTATAAAAATAAATATGTTATTACTAATCCACCATATCTTGCACGTAATAAATCAAAAGACAAGCGACTATTTGATAAATACGATGTGAATGATTTATTCAAATGTTTCATTAAAGAATTGATTACGAATGTTTGTCTTGGAGGAATTATAATAATACCTCTGAATTTCTGGTCATCTATAAGATTATGTGATATTGAACTTAGGAAATCATTTTTGGAAAAATATTCTATTATGTTGTTAAATATATTTGAAGAGTCTGTATTTGAAGATACTACTTATACAATATGTGCGGTTAAATTTGAATTGAAAACCGAGAGTTCTCTAAATAATGTTAGAATTATTGTTTATCCATCTAAGATTGAAATAAATACGGTTCTTTGCGATGATAATAACTATATGATAGGAGGTGATATTTATAATATGAAATTGAAAAATAAATACAAAATTACACGTCTAACATCGAAGAATATTGATAAAATGAATACGAATATCGTTGTTAAATGTATTGACGACAATAGTAGCAATCAGATTGGATTATCTTATGTAAATGATAGCGATATATATGTTGATGATACTCCTAATCAAACTGCGAGGACGTATGCGACTCTTGTCATTGAACCGGCGATTGATGAGAATAAACAGAAAGAATTAGTTATAAAATTTAATCAGTTCTTGGATGAACGTCGGAAAAAATATAATTCATTGTTCTTGACGAATTATCGCGAAAGCAAGGATATCGCGAGAAAGAGAATATCGTTTGATTTGGTTTATTTGATTGTTGGATATCTATTGGAGAATGATTAAATGAAAAAATTGATTTTTATTTTATTAATATAATATATTAATAAAATGAAACAAACAAGTGGATTGAAAAGAAATACAATTGATAAATATTACACAAAGAAATGTGTAGTTGATAATTGTCTCAGATATGTTAAAGAACATGTCAATATAGAAGAAGATGATTTAATTATTGAACCAAGCGCTGGAAATGGTTCATTTATTGAAGGAATAAAGTTAATGTCAAGAAATTATAGATTCTTCGATATTGCTCCTGAAAACGATGAAATTATTAAACAAGATTTTTTAGAATATTCTTGTAAATTAAAGAATGTGCATGTAATTGGTAATCCTCCATTTGGACGTCAATCATCAACAGCGATACAATTTATAAAGAAGTCTTCTTTATTTGCGAAGAGTATATCTTTTATATTACCAAAAAGTTTCAAGAAAGACAGAATGAAGAAATCATTTCCATTATGTTTTCATTTGGTTTTTGAAATTGATTTACCTGAAAATTCTTTTTTAGTTGATGGTATTGAACACAATGTAGAAACTGTTTTTCAAATCTGGGAGAAAAAAGATTGGAATCGAGCTATTGTAGAAAGTGTGGAACCTCAAAATTTTATATTTGTTGGAAAAATGGATAATCCAGAAATTTCTTTTCGAAGAGTTGGAGTTAAAGCAGGAACAATTAGTGAGAGTATACTTGATAAAAGTGTTGAATCACATTATTTTATAAAATTTACAAATGGAAAATCAGTTAAAGATAATGTTGAATTGTTAAGAAATATTGAATTTCATCATAATAATACAGTTGGTCCAAAGTCAATATCTAAACCAGAACTAATTCTTGAATTTAATCGCTTGATAAATTAAAAAATGAATAAATAATATTTTGTAAATTATTTATATAACATAATGTATTATTTTCAAATCCTACCTCAAATAACTTATATACTTTATTTTTACTTTTAAATTGTATTTCATTACAAATTACGCATAATAATTTACTATTTTTATTATTATATTTATTATCAATTAAATATTTATATCCTCGGTTGAGTTGATGACCTCCATTCCATAAGTCTAATTGATTCATACCAATTATTATTTTATTTGTTTCTTTTTCAAAAATATACCAATCTGGAATTTCAGTTGTTAGAAAATTTTCACATTTTTTTTCAAAAAATATTTCAAATTTGTTTATATCTAAATTTAAATTTACAGCTATTTTCAAAAAAAGTATAGTTTTTTCAAATAAAAATATAGCTTTTTTTTTATGTTTATAATTCGATGACTACTCGACGACTATTCGGAATTTAAACAGCTTAAAAGAATCAATATTATATATATTGATTAGATAGGTTGTAATGTCTAATTATCTAATAATAAAAATTCGGGTCTGATCTTAACAGAAAATATATATGATTTTGGATTTTATTAGATATACATGAGTTTAACATGATTCATGTATCTTATACATCCTTCAACTGCTTTGATTATTTGCTTGTAATTCTAAAATTGAATTATTAGTTAT